GTTGCGTTTCTTCATCAAATACGGTGTCGTTCAGCATGATCATATCAAACGATCCGGCTTCATCTAAGATCCTAACCTGTCTTCGCGTATCGTAAACCAAAGGTATAGCATCAATAAGAATCCGCGCCGTATGACAGATGGCTATTTCCTGAGATGTGAAATATTTAATTGTTCCAGTGTCGCCGCGTTCCTGCAAGCTCTCGATAGCTACGCCAGATTGAAGGGCCGGATTATCTCCCATATTCGCCGCATGTAAACCAGCAGTGCGACCGATAATAAGCTGCATACCGTCAGAGATTGTGCGAAGTCCCGGGTTAACTTGTGCGCCGCCGCAGCGGAATCATGATTATATTCTTGTACAGGGTCTTGATTTGTGTTCAGCGTCTGCAAAGTCGCCAGATGTCCGGAAGTTTGCTTCTGAGTCATCCAATATTTAGCCCTTGGAGCGAGTGCGGTTTGTGCCACTTCGCTACTCAAGGAGTAATTCAATATACGTTGCGGATCTATCAGCTTTTCAACAGCGCCCCGGTAGATTGTTTTGTTATCGACAATCTTGTAATTCCCGTATGTTGGGATAACAGGGAGCGCATTAAACACAGTTTCTTTTTCTTCGTCTAACCACCCGCCCGCATCGAATGTGTGAATTTTCACAATTGTTTTATCGCGTGTTCTACTGCGTTCAATTTTAATACCTGCAGCTGCCAGTTCATCGCTCACAGATTTAAACTTATCATCATCATCATACACAGCGCCATTCGTCATGAGGTGGAATGTATGTTTTTTGAATTCTTTGAAGTAGATTTGACCTACAATTACATCGTCTTTCTTTTGGAAATACGCGTTGAAGGTTCTATTCTGGCTTAGAGATTCGCCGCTACCTTCTGGGAACTGTTCATCATAAGCATCTTTGGTTAAAGACTGCAGCACATAGCAATAGGTTGCATCCGACTTGTCTTGCTTCTCTGCGCCTGGATCAAACCACACTCTATCCGCAAAATTAGCAATAGGTTCAATCATCAAATCTTGGTCGAAGCTGTCACCATCAATAAACTTCTGCACCACACGCCAGCCGTCAACGCCAGCCGTAACCATATTACGAGCCGCGTTACTAAACACAGTTGAAGCGTTGGAAATGTTCTCAATATTCCGTATCATGCCGTCTAGTGTTTCAGCAGTTTCCTTTGAAGCTTCACCGCCGGCAGGACTAACCTTGATATCAAAGTCAGCTTTATCTATTTCGCCTGAAATCTGGTCGATGATGGGGCCGGTCATATCAAATGTGTAACGGGGCTGTCCGTCGCGCTTATTCCAGATATCCTGTTCCCATTGCCCGTCTCGTTTATCCACAAACAAATGAGCTTCACGCGCCCTTTCCCTGTTGTCTTTTTCAACGTCTTGGGCCTCTGTCAGCTTTGAAACTGCAACATCATGTTTTGAGAAATCTGGCATTATGTCCAACCTGAAAAATTGAGGGGTTTGTGTTCAGTTAAAACTTCCGGCTCAAACAAAGACATCATTACGCTATCGCCCTCATTGGGTGATGCAATCTTATGCGTCTTCATTTCTTGCTTGCTCATTATTTGATGTAAGCCTTGTCCGTTGGGTTTTTTAGGTATTCTTGAAAGTTGAGAACGTAGCCCAACCATATCTTTAATACCTTCCGAATTCAAGCTTATCATATCATCAGGGTTTATGTAGGCGCCTTTCACAACGCATTTGTAGGTGTTATGGAATAGCTCTGACAGCTTAATATAATACTGCGCGCGGTTGTTTTTGAATGTCTCTGCGTATGTTCTGGCCTTGTCGCCTTTGTCGGTGTCTTCCTGTTTATAGATCTTTTCAGCGTTGTCTTGACCTTTGCCTGATAAGCTGCCCTTGAACATATGGAACTGTACTTTTTTACCTTTGAAGGTTCTGGATATCTGACCTTTAAGGCCCGTTCCCATGCCGTCACCATCCCACACAAAGCAATCAACACCAGCCCTAATAGATTCACCGGTTGCCCAATCGCAAACTTCGTCAATCTGACCTCTCTCTTTGGACATAACGTGGGTAATAATAGAGCCGTGACGAATTGCCAAACCTCCCGCATCGTTCCCATCGTCAAAAGGATCATGAGCTGCGACAATAGCGCCGTGTGGTGTAAACATTTCTTTCAAGTGTGGTAATAGGTGCGCGTCAATAGCTGCGTCAAACCACTCAGGCTTGATAATGGTTCCTTCGACTTCATCCAGGTAATGACCATTCCATTTATGATCGTATGCAGCGGTGGAAAGCTTTTCTTTATCGTCAAGGCGTTCCTGCTCAAGTCCTGAACCTTCGAACCAGACACGCGGCATATCAGTATGATTCATTTGCACCACCATAATTGTGTCGTCTTCATAATAACCACAGCGCATTAATTCTTTTTCAGCCCGGGCCAGCCATTTCTTGGCAATAGCGCCGGTTCTTGGCCCTCTGTTCATGGTTATAATAATTTCAGGAAAGTCTACGTCTTCACCCTCTAATAATCTCGCGGTGTCTGTGGCGTTAAGACGGACAGAAGCAGTCAACACCCGCAAAGTGTTTGATGTAATATCCTCCCCCTCTTCAATCCACAATTTATCAATGCCTGACAAGGTAGATTTAAGGCCTGTGACATTACGAGAAAGGCCTCGGTAGAACACACGCCCGCCGCTTTCATGTTCAATTGATGTTTTGGTATCGTCAAATCCTGTAACACCTAAACGCCCGATTTCCTCTAGCAGCGTCCTATGCACTGATTCTTCGATGGAGTTCTGCGTTTCCCTGGCACAACACCATAATTCACCATTGGAAACACAAGCGACGGCCCAATCAGCAATGCCGGTTGATTTAGTAGAACCGCGACCACCAAGGATTATCTTGATGCGCTTCTTTTTCATAAATATTGGTGCTAAATTCTGGACGTATTCAATCTTGATCGGTTGGTTCATAGTCTGGACCTACAGGAAGAAATGTAAATTGATTAGACGTTTTGATCGGTCCGTTGTTTGGTCCGGCGTGTTCGTTTTTATTCACCTCTAAACCGTGAATCTTGGCCTTGCTCATAATAACGGCCCTGAGTGCGTTTGCATCACCTTGCGCAACTGCCATATCTAAAGCAACGTTAAGCTCGTGTGTGAGGCTTCCTATGGACACAAAACATTGTTCTGCATGTTCTTCCTGCTTTGCATGGATAGCTTCTTTGATATAAGGTTTTTTGAGGTTCTCATATCCAATAACTCCGGCGGTATCTTCACTATATCCGGCACGAATAGCAGCTTGCGTTGCGTTCAAGTCGACACAGTATTCCTCAACAAATTTTGCTTGTTTATCTGTGAGCTTACCGGCTGTCATTTTCTTCCTCATTATTTCCAATTGTATTTGTTATAATATAACTCTTTTCCTGCGAAAATCAAATAGGCAAAGAAAAGCCCCAATTAAGGGGCAGTTTGAAATATAGTAAACGTATTGGGTCGAGTATAAAATACTCCAGGTAAATTGTTAAAGTTCATCATGGTTATCCATAACTTTTTTATTATACTCTCATGCCTGAGTTTGTGAAGTTAGATTTTCTAACAGCCTATTAGACTCTACGTTGTTCTTTGGCATTGCCGATTGCGTCATTTTCCCGTCGCCGCCACATATTTTCCATAGTGCCAATTGCCACTGGAATCATCGCGCGTAATTTTTGCATCTGGTCAAATGATAATCCTTGAACCATTGCGGATATTCCAAAATCAACCTCGTTATTTTTATCAAAACCAATTTGAATTATATTCTGTTTAACACTCATTTTAACGAACCTTTGAAAGTACAATTGATGAAAACATGAGGCCGAAACCAAGAGCCATATAAAAACTTTTCTCCGAAGGGATGTAACCCGAACCTACTTGTTCAAAAACTGCTACTGCATTCGCGCTGACGATAGTTCCAGAAAGGAATACAAGGATCAAACAAACTGCGATTTTAAGATAATTCATTTTCTTTCCTTTAATTTAACAATATTTATCAAATAACGTGTGCCCCATAGGTAAATTCTTCGTCTTCTTCCACTGCTTCATAAGTTTGTTCGAAAATATCAGGTTTGCAGGGGTAACGTTCGCCCTGAACACCCGTAATAATCCAATCTTTAGGACATACGTTGTGGCCGCCTTCTAATGTATCAATCCAACCATGATCGTGCATTCTTACATGGCAATGCTGGCATTTATCTTCAGCGTATCTATCAGGGTGCCTGAACCGTCTGACAACTTTCCCTTCATGCTGTTTATATTCATAGTATTTTTCCTGATCCATGCGTGTTGGATTTACGATACCTATTGGGTCATGGTCTTGGGGGTGGTCCCCATTTTTAAACCATTGGCTGGCTTCAATAACCACAGGTTTTTTTCTGAATTTACTCATTTCTCATTCCTTTAATTTTAAGCACAGTTATTGGCTTTTCATCCGTCATGATATGGTGACGCCAGCTTAATTACCATTCACTGAAGGGTGTGAGCCCTGATTACTAAGATCGCTTTATCTCTCGATAGCTTGTCATCCGTTGTGCATTTTTAAGGCCGCACATACATTCCAGGTGGAATAGTCTGGTATGCTCTTTTACCCGTATTCATCATGTTCGTCGCTGGTTGCTGCCAAGCAGAGCCGGCTCAATTTGGTATCAATATTAATTTGGCTCTTTTTGTCTGGTAGCCGTGACAGTTGTGAAAATCTTTATACGGAATAATAGTATTTACATATTTCAGAATAAATCATATTATCTCTTTATCGGTTTAGGAAACTTTCGCAAAAAACTAAACTGATCGTAAGGCCGGATGCTTGTAACATCGCGGTCTTTTTCTATTATAGGTCTAAATTTCACATAGTCCACTTAAATACGTTAATGGTAGTTATTGACCTAATGCTTCTTCCTGCAAAGCTTTCATGTCATCAAAAGAAAACGGCCTTGACGATCCCGTATGCACGACCTTAACCATCTCTTTCGAATCTATGTATTTGTCCACTAGATCCGTATATTTTTCTGACAGGACGCAATATTTATCTACTAATTCAAGGTATTTTTTCTCGTAATCCTTTTCCATCACACACCCTCCCTCACTTCTTTAGCCTTGATAATCGCGTCGACCATTTCGATAGGTAAGCATATAAACCCTTTAGCGTCCTCAACCTCCAAGCGCTCACTATGGCATTGATTGATTGGCATAGGCTCTGGATTTGCGATCACATGCCCTGTATTCATCATAATCACGAGATAAAACATTTGAACAACTTGCATCTTCATTCTCCTTGGTTGGGGTTAAATATTCTCTCCATAATTGACGCAATAACTATCAATACGGATATAATAGCTGATATAGGTCCATGAGTTATTGACTTAACTATATCCACATCATCAAACCCATTCGTGATGTTGTCGTGTATTGATAACACTACATACCCGAAAACGCCTGACGCGAACCATAATATGATATAGAATATCAAATCTTCCATCTCCATCACACTCTCCTAAAGCTTGCATTTTTTCCATTTTGTAAACGCTCTGTGGAACCTGACTTTTTGCCAGAAGGTTAATTCAGACTCGCCTTGTTGCAGACAACAATATCCTTTGAAGCCTAAATCCACAAAAAACAAAGTGTGGTCATCGCGAATGAATGCCTCAGGGTGCTCCTTTGTGTGCGTCCAACTTTCCGGCTCCTGATAGATAGACTTGAGAATATTTCTGAATTTAATTTTCCTCATGATACTTACCTCGACTTTTCAAAAAACTAATGTAGTTGGGCATGAAATAAACAGATCTTAGATACATGACCAATAATGAAAGCGCGGATATGGGATCGCCAAAATGGATAAAATCTTCCCCTGTTATTGATGTTTCAAACAAGTAAAACACTATTTGAAAACCAATAAATACAATAAAAAAGAACGCCGCCAACGTCATAATGCTGAATTTGCAAGATACGTATAATCGGCTATAAAGTGCACCTTCTAAATCTGTCATTTCTCCCTCCTAAAATCCACATGAATAACGTTGTTGTACACGCAGAGCCCGCACCAGCTGGGATACCACCTTGCCCATTGGGTTAATAATTCGAAATGGTATTTAGTCATCATCCAGCCTTTCCAATTTACTAATATTTTCCCAATCAAATTTGCCTGATGGTGTATTGCCGTCTTTTGCGGTCCAATTAGCGCAAGCAATCCACCGATCACCATTATGAAGAGATCCAATAACCCCAACGAACGAACCGCCATCGCGCCAGTATATTTTGTAAACCCCGTGATCTGGTTTCTTTCGGGGCTTGATGCGGTATATACTACTTTTATCGAAAAAGGATTCCTCAAACCATGTTTCGTCTTTGCCGTATTGAATCTCCACCTCCTCCCCTCGATACGCCGCCCTTGCCACTTCCAAAAACTCTTCTTCTGTCATTTTACTCATCTTCAAATCCTTTGCTTTCAGGAAGGCTGCCGTCCCATGTGATAGGCTCCCAAGATCTTCCAGTTGATGTTTTCCCCTCTTTTTCCAAAAAACAATCGTATATTCCATAAACAGTAACCATGCGCAGCTTATTGTTAGGGGTTTCCATTACTCTAGCCACAAAAGTTGTTAAACTGTCTTTGTATTCCACATAATGCCAGCCAAATAATTTATTAAATAGTCTCCACATCTTCAAAACTCCTTAATTTTTGATCGTTTCAGGTAGTGGGTTCGGTCAATTGTTCATCTTATCTTTTGCTGCCATCTCTCTGTGCATTCGCTCTTTCACTTTCATGATTTTTGCTGTGACTGCTGGATCGTCTGACATGCCGATCGCCTTATCAATAATTGACGTGAGGTTTGATTTTCTCTCTGCGTGGCTGCATGGTTTTTCACTCATAATCATTTCTCTCTTTGGCTTTTACTTGGGATTTATGGTTTGGTTAATATTTCTTTGACCCATCACGATGATCGGCGCGCGTTCTGTTATAGATGATCTTTTCTTCCATTGCGGAACCAACGTCCAAATCAAGTGCACCGGCAAGACCGTAAATTCTGATAAGAGCATCTGCTAATTCAACTTCAACAGCCTTACGGTGGGGCAAATGATCATCCATCTTATCTTTACGATGACCTTCCGCTGCCTCGGTGATTTCTGAGTGAATGAGATTAAATGTTGCCGGAACATATAGTGGATTGCTTATGCCACACTCAGGATCATTGACCCACTTTTCTTGCTCTTTAAAACATGTTTCTGTTAATTCAAAATTGTTTAAATATGTAGCAACCATAATATTTTCCTTGAAATAGGGACAATCAGGCACGGGCGCGTGTAAGAAGAATCACTTCAATTTACGAGTGAGCGTTTCATGGAAATCCATGATCAATCGATCGACCAATTCATTGCGGGCATACCCTGTATTAGTGACCATTGAATCCAGCTTGGAAAGCGCGGAATTGCTGATACTCACAGACAATTTTTCCTTTGATGTTTTTGCCATTGGCGTAGCTCTTTTTTTAACTTCACTCATTGATAACAACCTTTTAAATAA